CACTGCCAATCCAACAACTGCTACTACAGCACCAGCTGCAACTGCACCAGTGGATGACAGATTTCCCAAGGATGCAAATGCTCCAGCGGCACCAACAGTTGCACCGGCTCAGACAACCCCTCCGGCAACACCAACTGTTGCACCGGCGCCAGCCTCAACTAAAGCGAAACCTGCATACAATGTACCCACTAGTTCAACTCCTAGTGTAACTGCCCCTCCGTTTAAAAATCCCCAAGGTACAGCCACAGTAACAAGCCCTGATCGCAAAACTCCAGGAGCAATACTACCAACACAACGTTTCAAGGATGTCGGTACAACCTCCACAACGCCAGTTAATAAAGTAAATTACAAATTATCAAGCAGTGATCCCAATATGAAACAGTATTATGCCAATAAGCGAGCACAAAATCAACAAACAAATGGAACTCCGGCATTGGCGGAATCATCAAAAGATTTTTCAGCATTGTTACTAGATAAAACAAAATGAAAATACGCGAAGTCATTGTTGAATCTGCTGGTTTAGCACAGCAGTGGATAGATCAAGTATACAGTCAATATCCCAAGTGGCCCTATGGACAAGCAGACCGAGTCATGGTGTGGGGTGAGGGAGAAGAACAAACTTTTGCTGCATTCAAACTCAAACCCGGTGCCGATGCTCGCACAGTGGAAATAGACTGGATCATGGCCGGACCCGAACAGCGTCAAGGTGTGGGCAGTAGAGCCATACAGGAACTGCAACGCCAGGCACAGGCATCGGGTATTAGATTGACACTAATGCCTTGGAGTCACGGCAGAATAAGTTCGGCCTCACTGACCAAACTATATAAAAGACATGGATTCAAGCCCATTGCCCGCGGTGCCAAGCCCATGGCATGGGAACCCATCATGGAAGGCGGTAATGTCTTCAAAGGAAGGACCGGTAAGATATCTTTAGAAAATATTGAACCTACACTCACTGCCTATTTTAATGAATTGAAAAGTATTTTCCCACAAAAGGCTGCCATATTTGATAGGCAACATTTCCATTCTGTAGGATCTAGTAGTCTAGAAGTTAAAGGGTTGGTACCATCTCGCAAGGAACTTCCCCTAGAATATAAAGGCCAAGCTAACAAAGATGTATTCAAGACCGAAGATACAGGGCACTTCTGGGTCTTTAGAAATACCCCAGATGAGCCATGGATGGATTTAGGACCAAAAGAAGCAGGAGATATTGATCTAGCTGTCAGCTCACACTCTATCGTAGATCAAGAAATAACTCCAAAAAGTATCACAGAGTGGGGACTTGATCCGGACGCTGTGACCAAGCAATTCGAAATATTTAAATCAAAGGCCAAGACGGCAACTCCGCAACAGATTCTCATGAGAGCATTTCTCCAAGAATTAGTAAGATACATCAATGCCAATGCTCCTACTCTCTACTGTGACGAGAAAAAGGTCAACGATGGCAATATATTTGGAGTCTATCCACAAGTAAATCCCGCTGGTAAATATGTAGGTACTGGTGTACAGATAGATTGGATGGTGGGAAATTTAGAATGGCTCCTGTTCAGTTATCACTCGGCTCCGTATGCACATTACTCTAATGTCAAGGGACTACATAGAACACAGCTGATGCTATCGGCTTTCCAAGTAGCTAACCTCAGTTTCAATCACGTCAGCGGAGTAAAGGACAAGGAGTCCAGAGACGTAGTGGCTCATATACCCGACAAGGCTCTAAAAATATTAGGTGATAGATTAGGTTTTGAGATAAACAGAGATGATACCGAGGACTACTATAAACTACATAGGCTATTCAAGATGCGTATGAACACACAACAATACAACAGTCTGCTCAACATCTACTTTAAGATTTTAGATTCTACACGAGCAGATATCCCAGATGATCTTCAAAACGAATGGATCAAGCGTCAAAAAACACTAGGTCTTTCTGGCAAATTCTTACCGAATACATCTGCATTAGCAAAATATAGAACGGAAACGACATGAGCGGAGTAGCGGGTGCAGAAAGAATACGTAGTCGTGCAGACTTTGATGCTTTTGCCGCATCATACAAGCCCCTTATCGCTAAATTTCCTGGTTTTGTTGACTTAAGAAAATCTGGTAGCTACAACAGCGATCCAAACAAACAGGATTTTGGCGACATAGATCTTATAGCCCACATACAGAGTAATGACGACAAAGCAGTTACTAAAAAGAAACTACAGGCATTTTTCCACGCACATCCAGAAACTACTATAGTACCTTTTACCAGTGTCAAGCATGCGGGCAAACGTAGCTACAACTCAGGAGAGATAGTCACTGTCCGTTATCACGATGATCGTTTGGGTTACTCGGTACAGATTGACAACATCATTGCAAAGGATCCAGTGGAAGCTGAATTTAAACAGTCCTTTCTCGACATGCCGGCAGAAAAGCAAGGCCTAGTGTTGGCATTGGTTAAAATTGCCACAATTGAAACAGACCCACAGGTGTTGTTTAAACGGCTGAGCATCAAAGCACCAGCATTGACTGAACCCGATCAAGAATACGAGTTTAACCTCTCCAGTGTTAGATTGGAGTTGAGAAAAGTTACATACGAACCCGGCACTGTCAAACAGGCCGGTAGAGAAGTTGTTTGGTATTCACAAAATTACAGTGATCTACAACGACTGCTATATCAATACGATTTAAACCAAAGCTTTGATCAACTAGTACTACAGGCACAAAAAACTGTCAGGAATCCACGCAGTAAACATAGAATACTGGGAGTATTTGCGTCTATGATCACAGTTAAGTCGGGCGAGGTAGGCACTGCCAAGGGCGATAAAAAACTCACTTCTTTGGATAAAATTAAAAATACATTTTTTGAACAACGTGCAAGTATTTGGGAACAAGCAAGACAACAGGGCTGGAACACGCAACTCAAGGAACAATACCAACAGCAGTTGAAACATAAATTGTCCAAAGCATTAAAACTGTAAAATTTTATCTTCTATCATAAATATTTGCATGTAGCGTAACAGCTCATTAACAACAAGGAGAATTAACATGGCAGTTTTTACAAGAGTTAACGGCGACTCAGCCGGCACAAGACAAGTTGACACAGGTCGTTCATTTGCCAATGCAACCATCATCAACACAGGTGTTGCAGCACCATTACAAGCATATAAAATCACTTTAGGTTTCAACGGTAACTTAGCGGCTGAATTAGCAGTAGGTGGCGCAGTTGAAACAATTTTACGTCAAGTTGAAGGTAATGCTTCAGTTTTAGCGTATCAAGTTGATACATCACAACAGATGAGCGTTTTAGTTGAGCGTTCAAGCTGGACTGATGCTGGTTTACAAACAGCTATCCAAACTGGTTCTGGTCAGTGGACAGCAGCAACTGGTGGTAACATCGGTGCTACTGGTAATTGCTACGTTGGTACAGTTTCAGCAGTTTCAAGTACTGGTGGTTTCAAACTAGCGTAATAACCGATAGTTTAACCGCTATAACAAAAAAGCACTTCGGTGCTTTTTTTGTGGTTGCAAATTTTAAACTCTATAAGTAGTTGTATGCAAACACAACTGGAAAAATTCACAGGATTTACCTTGGTAGACATCACAGCCACCGGAGATGTTCGCGGCCATGATCAGCACCGTCGTGATCAACAACGCAACTGGGAAACAGTACTACAGGTGATTGGACTTAGAGCACAACCAGTGGAACTACAGGAACCTTACTCTTGGGTAATGCCGGTGGAACACTGGGAATTTGGAGATTTCTTTGCTGGAGAACATCGTGTGTGGGTGTGGTTATTTGCCATTGAACACGTCAATGCTTTTGCCTCTGATCTTGGCCCCACTGCATTGCTTGAGGAATCGTTTGAACAGGTTCCTGTGATACAGGGATTGGACGAGACAGCAAGATTCATGTTGCCTATTTTCTATCCCTACGGCAGTATCAAAAACATTTACTTTAAATCCGGCTACCGACACATAAATATGTATTGATGTCATGGCAACATTAAGGCTCATTATTAAGGCACATTTAGGCACCATCAACACATCGCTTAACCTGAAGAAAGCGAAGAGACAATTATGTCCTCAACAGATATAGAAAAAAAGAGCCTTGAAGCCCATGTAGAACTGTGTGCTGAAAGGTATAGTAACTTGGATACAAAACTTTCCAATCTTGAAACACGCATGGATAAATTAGAAGGCCATATAGTGGACATCAAAGACAGCATTCGTACTGGTAACAGTGATAATTTAAAAACCATCATCACCATCGGCACCAGTGTGTTTGGTATCTTGCTTACTGCTATATTAGGTGTACTGGTTCATTCGGCACTTAAATAATTTATGCGTATAGTAGAACTCTTAAATAACATTAGTCTGCCCGTAACCAACGAAGAGGCAGAACTGTTGGATCAATTTGCAGACAACGCAGTGTTGCACAAATCTGCATTGGACCCAAGACAGCAGGTAATTGCCAACAGTTTGGTTAACAAAGATGTGTTATTGAGAATTCAAGAAAATGGACGTATTACCTATCAAAAACCACAAAGTAGAACCTACAAAACAACAAGTTGATCAAGCCATAGCAGCAGCAACTCAGTACATATCTGCTTGGACACAAAGAGAATTTTCTCGTTTAAACAACAATAAAAATGTTCCACTGATATGGCCCTTGCCACACGGCGGCTACAACATTGGTAATTTTCATATTGTGCCTAACTTGGGCTATTGGGAATTGACCACAAGAAATCAAGATAAAATACACATATTTGACAGCAAACAATCGGCTATTTTTTATTGTTTATGCGAGCATGTGAGACTTGGCGTTATAGCCACAAGAATACGCGACACCGACACTGAAGTGTTGCGATTAAAAAACGATGTCACACACTACGAGGCCAGTCTAGCTCGTGCAAGAAAAAACTTGAAGCTGGACAGCATAAGTATATGGAGTGCTAGACTATCAGATGCAAGATTAAGGTTGCAGATATCACAAACAGAGTTAAATAAACATGTTGCACAGGCCAAAAACTTAAAAATTTGGCAACAGTAAAAGAATGAAAGATTTACACTAACCGACTAAATACTACATAAGTTTGGGAAAAAAATAAACCATGAAATTATCAGAAATGAGCAACCAGCCAAGAGCTAACCGAATTAATCAAGTAGTTGAAAGCAGATTTGGATTTCGAATCGACTACGACAATTTAACATTTAAAAAGGCCTATCAATTGGCCACCGGTATCACAGAAAGCTTGAATGCTGTCAAGCGTACACACGGTGTACACACAGCTGAAAAGAATCCCAAGTACATGGAACTGTTGATGGTTCGCGAAAGTTTAAATCGTTGGATGGTGGAAAATCGCCATGTACTGTTGCGTGAAAGCGAAATGGCCAAGGCCGAAGCTACATTGGCTGCCAAAGACATGGTTGACTCGATACAGGACATGTTGGAAAAAATTGGTAAAATGCAAAACGAGCAGTTACCGGCTTTGTTAGACACAATCCGTGATCAAATTGGTGAACAGCAGGCCGAAAGTTTCAAAGGCACAGTTACTCCTTTGTTACAACAATTATGGCAACAACTCAGTACCGGTCGTGAACAGGCCGATGGTGCTGCTAGAGCATTGACCGGAGAAGCTGTTCCCGACATGAGCATGGGCGGAATGGGTGCCGACACTGGCATGGGTGCTCCGTCGCCTGACTCGGGTATGGCCCCTGCCCCAGAAGCTCCTGCCGCAGCGGGCGATGGATTTGATGGCACCGATGCAGCTGTGGGCGGTCCAGAAGAACTCGGCAGAGAAAAGCGTTAATGAGATTCAGTGAATTTGCTCGCCCGTTGAACGAAGACGGATTGGCCGGTTTCGTAGAAGACGATGCTGATCATGCCGCCAACGATGCATTGATTGACACACTGAGAGAATTGCAATTCAGTAGTGATCATGCCACAGTGCCAAAAATCTCTGTGGAAGCATTGATCAATTTAGTACGAAGCAAGCCCGGTGCCGAAGCATTCACATTGGAAACACTGCAAAAAGCCAAACAACACAACGAAGCTGTAAAAAGTATAGTTGGCAATATCAAAGATGATGAAAACGGGCAAAAATACGTGTTCATCAACCCAGTCGACACAGATGTAGAAGTGCCCGGTGAAGCAGGCGAAGCTGTAAAAACCCCTCCAGAAAAAACAGTTTCCAGTATGGCTAACCGTGCTCTAGGAAAACGCAGCTAAATTTGCTATAATCACAATAGTAAATTAAATTGGATTCGGTAAAATCATGCCTGCTAAAGTCTGCACAAATTGTTTAGAATTACTCCCCGTCGATCGCCGTAAAAACGGACATGTCACTTGTATCCGCTGTGAACGAACACTGAAAGTTCTTCAACAGGAAAAATTAGCATCAACGTCAGACTCAATACTGCATGCTACACTGAAGCGAGATCTTGACGAGTTATCAAAAAAAGAATCTGAGAAAAAAGCTCTTGAACAAAAGCAACAAAACAAAACAGATTTTTTTGATATTTTTAAAAAAATAAAAAAATAAAACATATTCATGATACATGTCACACCTCAAGCCGCTAAAAAAATTAATCAAAACATTTCTCAACGTGGCCAAGGACTAGGCATTCTTGTGGGTGTAAGAACCACTGGATGCTCGGGCATGGCCTATGTGTTAGAATATTTAGATTCGCCGCGGCCCGAACACTTGCAATTTAACAGCAATGACGCCACAGTGTGGTGTGCTCCTAAAGATTTAGTTTATCTAAACGGTATGGAAATAGATTGGGCAAAACAAGGTCTCAACGAAGGGTTTGAATTTAATAATCCACAAGAACGTGACCGTTGCGGTTGCGGAGAAAGTTTTAGGGTTTAAACAATGATACTGATCTATAGTGACAGTCAAATCATCGAGCTTGATTGGCTACCAAACATAACATTCCCCGATGAATATACCATAGTACATAGTTTTGAAGAATTCCGCGACAGTACAAATGTGACAAAAATAGCATTTACTACACATAGATTGCACTGTGATTATGATATAAATTGTGCAGCCTATCAAGGATTTGAAGATAAGATAAATCAATTAAGCAGTATAAGTCAGTTGGTTTTTACATTTGAAAGTGAATTGCACGATCATCATTTTAAAATTTGGAATAACTGCTTTAATGACAATGTTTATTGGGTGTTGCCGGGCTATGTGAACGACCATGACGAGATTAACAGTCGCATCATATGTTGGGGCGATTGGTTTAAAACCACAGCACTGTTGTATCAACGGTTGCCGGACAAATTGGCAGAAATAACACCATACAGCACCAAATCTAAATATTTTGATGCACTGTTGGGCAGTCCAAAACCACACAGAGATTTTGTATACCATGCAGTCCACAACTGTAGCCTAACTGACAAAATTGTTGCACCCTATGGTGGGGATTGGAAAGAAAATGAATTTTATGCAAAAGATTATTTTATCTGGGAAGACGGAACAGAACCTTGTGGTGATATAATTGGTACAGCCAATTACGTCAAGTATCACGGACACCTAACACATCTAAGTCAGGTTATACCAATAAAAGTTTTCAATGACACTGCTTATAGTATAATAACAGAAACAGATTATTTGAATTCTTATTGTTGTTTTACAGAAAAAACCAGTAAGCCCATGTTGGCACGTAGGTTGTTTATTGTATTTGCCGGCTATAAATTTTTGTACAATTTACGCAAATTGGGATTTCAAACCTTTGACAGCGTCATTGACGAAAGCTATGATTTAATACCTTCAGAACAGGAAAGATGGTCGGCAGCATTTGAACAGGTAAAGTATCTATGCACACAGGATCAACAGGAAATTTATAATAAAATACAACCAATTGTAGAACATAATTACGAAATTGCCTACTATAGAGACTGGACACACTGGTCTGCAAATCAAATTCAAACAGTTATATCTGATCGTTTATAATTTGAGCCCATTGCTGTTGTGTTTTATCTCCAGGATGAAATCCGTCTGCTTGAAAATCGCCATTGGATTTAGCAAGCTCGTATATTCCGTTGCATTCGTCGGTAAAAATCCATTGATCAAAATCAATCTCTTTGATGAGATACTGAATTTCGGGAAAGTCAACGACACCAAAATCCCCATTGGGACTTAAATTTTCTCCAAGAGTCCAATAGTTCACATAACTCATAAATCGATAAGGGACGCCTTTTGCTATCAGAAAATTTTGTAATTTAACTATTTCAGCAAGATTGATCGCAGCCAAACTTAAAGGACTTGATACTTTATACTGTTCATAAAACATTTTATGAGCCACTGGATGTTTAAACCAAGTGCCCATTTTCCCACCGCTGAATATCCAGCCCAATTTTCCATGCGGTAATCTACGATAAAAACCGTAACTGTCAAATAAACTATTCCATGCAGGATCTTCCAAGCTGGTTAGGTAATCCAGCCGACTCATTCCAGACCACATCACCAGGACCTGATCAGGAGCATCTTCCAATACTCCGCGTATGACACTGTCACAAATATATTGATTGCCTGCTGCGGCTTCGGCCACTGATCGTATGTTGAACTCGGGTCTTAATTCTTGTAAACACCTTGGCCAACATATATTAGGCCCCCCGGGATACGCAGGCCATTGTGTAAAGCTACACCCACTTACCAGTATATTCATAATGTGTCTATCATCTGTTGTAGTCGACGTTCTAGGGATTGCGAGAACAGCAGGTTCCTGTTATGCTCTATTATGTCAATGACCTGTAGATAATCTTGTTGAATTTGTTCAATTGGCCTTGAAACAAATCTAATTATTTCATCAGCAACTGCTTCAAGTCTATCGCCATTGTTGTTGACAATGGTGTCATAGGTTTCGTTTATCACAGGATCAAAAGTTTGATATCCCAAAGATCGTAGTAAATCCAAGCTACCAGCCTGACCAACAACAATAAACATTTGATTATTAGCTATTGCATTAAATGTTTTTTCTGATACAAAACTTCGATTAAATCCAAATGGAGTATTTATAAAATGTGTTTCTCCAATGATGCCAAGGTATGCATCTAAAAACAATTCACGCGGCAGGCCGTTGATTACATCCGACCCATCCAGCACCATGGGAATAAGGTTATCGGTCAAGGCCGACATTTCACGTATGCGTGTCAATTGGTTTTCTGTAAACCCCTGTCCTGTATCAAAATTTAAAAGGTTTTTTCCTTGAGTGCATTGATAGCTGACTGTGCCTTGAGACAATAAATCATGTTGCATCAGTTTGGCCAGGATATATCGTCTGTGAGAAATATCTTTGGCGTTGAGACACATGAACTTTTTTGTTTTGATTGTGGTAATTTCTTGTGCACCAGGCATGTTACGTGACCATATGTCTATGACTCTGGTATCAAATACTGGAAAGAATCTAATATCAAAGTCATGTGGTATTATTGTGTGTATGTTTGGTTTATGGCTACACCCAGTTAGATACACTAGTTTATAGGTGGCGGAGGCAACTATAGAGTCTAATTTGTTTATCCACTCGGGTTCAAATACGCCTGCCTCGACCGGATGCCACAGTATCACCAACCAATCTTTAGTCAAGGCAGGATCTTTTAAAAATTCAAATTCTGTATCAAAATGATTAAATGGATCGTAGACACAATGCAACAATATGTTATACTGTGTATTGATGTGTATATTAGAAAAATCAAATTCTGTTCTCTTTGAATTTGACACAATGATCGAAGACATACAAGTATTTACACAATGATAACTAACCTCTATAATTATACTTGTATGAGGAGACCATGGTGTTATCTTAGAAATTTTGATAGGGAGACATTTAAAATATGAACGTTGTAACCAACGGAGAATTTGCTGTTGCTGTGATCCCCGAATGTTGTGCCTACAGCATAACCGAATGGGCCCGACAAAATAATTTAGAATTTATCAACGACATCCGTACGGAGAATTTAGATTGGTATTTCCCTTATAGAAACAGTTACGATAGAATCATACGTGGTATAGCAGCTGACCTACATGGAATAATGTTGGATCAAAACGTAGTGAATCTAAATACACATTCTTGGAGTCAAGTCAAAGAAACAGCAATGAAATTTATATTGTCTTGGATCGAACCAGGTCACTGTCAAATACCCATAGTGCGATCAGATAAAAGCTGTCACAGTGGCTTGTATCAAGCCTATACAAACTCACTTGCCAATGGTGTATTCTTTGATGTCAGTGAACTCGATCTTTTGCCTGTGGTTTTAAATAAACATTACAATTTAAATCTAACAACTGCTATTCCTGAATTACCCAACAATTTCTACGAGCGTACAGTGCCCTATTGGTACATAGACGAATTATATAAAACAAACCAACGGTTGGCTGAAAAGATCAACGATTTTTGTCGTCAAGATCAAGCGTATCCCACAGCACTGACCCCATTGGCCAGCCAACTGCTGTGACCCCCATAACCTTTACTTAACTAATGCTAATATCTCGATACAATTATGAACCCCTCAGTCGTGAAACCATAGATGGAAAAAGACACTATTGCTTGCCCGATGGATCTAAAGTTGCCAGCGTAACATCAATTTTAGATCGAACCAAAAGCGAAGAATCTAAACAGGCACTGGATCGTTGGCGTCAAAGCATTGGTGTAGAACGTGCTCAACAGATCACAACCGAAGCCGCCAATAGGGGTACACGAATGCACACCTACTTAGAACACTATGTCAAAACTGGAGACATGCGTGATCCTCCCACCAATCCTTTTGCTATGCCCAGCTGGCTCATGGCGGCACAGGTAATTCTAGACGGATTTGCACTCATTGAGGAAGTATGGGGAGTTGAAGTGCCGGTGTATTACAGCGGGTTATACGCCGGAACAACTGACTCGGTGGGAGTACATGGTGGCGAGCCTGCAATTATGGACTATAAACAAAGTAATAAACCTAAAAAACGTGAATATATCGGCGATTATTTTGTACAATTGGCAGCCTACGCACAGGCACACAACCACATGCACAAAACTGATATACGCAAAGGGGTCATTATGATGTGTGTGCAACCCAAAGAAACATCACCGGGAGTGTACAATACTCCGGTGTATCAAGAATTTGTACTGGAAGGTGCAGAATTTGATCATTATGTGGGAGAATGGAATAAGAGAGTTGAACTATACTATCTTGCAAACTAAATACTTAGATACAACTAGGAATATTTAAGCATGGCAATAACACAAATTTCAAAAATACAGATACGTAGAGGTCTCAGCCAGGATCTTCCAAATTTAGCCTCGGGCGAACTTGGTTGGAGCAACGACACCATGGAGTTGTGGATCGGCAATGGCACTGCCAGCGAGGGTGCACCTGTGCCCGGCGGCAAAACTTTAATTTATCCACAGGGTTCGGGTGCCAATTTAACAGCCATTCAAGACGCACTGACTCAAATACAAAATCAATTAACCGGGCAATTACCTAAAACTGTAAATATATCGTTACCTTCTACTTCGTCGGGGCAAATTACTTCAATCACCTCCAACAATGCAATAATTAAATACACACTGAACCAAGGATCTGTACAACGCAGTGGGGCAATTGACTTGTCAAGATACGCTACAAGCAGTACAGTCTCTTACGATGAAGAATACAACCAAACAGCAGTAACAGATATTGTATTCTCGGCCAATGGCAATACCACTCAAGCCAATTTATATTACACCACAACCACTGCAACTACTATGTTGTATCAAGTATATTACATAAAATAATTCATGTGGAAACTACCCGCCAGTGAGCGTATTGCTCGCTGGAAAGCCTTTAGAAAAACCCTAGACTCCTTGCCCGTGGATCAGGCACTGCAAAACACAGCTGATTTTTGGCACCATTGTCCATTCTCTCCTTTTTATTTAGATCCAGATTATCCCATGACATGGCCTACACCATGGGAGTTGATTGCAGAAAATCACTACTGCGATCTTGCTCGTGCTGCTGGTATGTTGTATACTGTATACTTTACACATCACGGTGCTGAGTTGAGTGCAGAAATACACATATATAAAGATTTAGATACCGAACACACTTACAATTTAGTTGTTTTAGATCAAGGAAAATATGTGCTTAATTTCCAAGATGGCAAAGTAGTAAATATTGTTTCAATAAATAAAAATCTAGCACACATTAAAACCTACAGCAGTACAGATTTAAAATTACAAGAATATTAGAGGATTCAATGACATCAATTCAAGTTGTAAAAAGAAACGGCACAAAAGAACCGTTGGCAGTGGAAAAGTGGCAAACACAAATCAATAAAATATGCACTGGAATTGCTGACGTCAGTCAGAGTATGATAGAAATTAAAAGCCAACCGCACTTTTATGACGGTATTACAACCAAAGAAATTGACGAAATAACCCTAAGAGCCATAGTGGATCTCATCGATGTAGAAACCAATCCCGATGTGGGACATGTCAATTATCAATACGTGGCAGGCAAACAACGTTTAAGCATGTTACGCAAAGATGTGTATGGTTCATACGCAGTTCCACATCTGTATGAAATCGTAAAAACAAATGTCGCCACAGGATTATATACCCCAGAACTACTGGAGTGGTACACTGAAGATGACTGGAACAGAATGAACGACATGTTGGATCATGATCGAGACGAACAGTATTCCTATGCTGCTATTGAGCAGTTGATTGAAAAATATCTTGTTAAAAATCGTGCAACACGACAAACATACGAAACTCCACAAATTAGATACATGGTTGCGGCTGCAACAGTGTTCCATAGAGAAGAACCCAACTCGGCACGTATGCGTTATATTAAAGAATATTACAACTGTGCCAGTGATGGACTTTTTACACTGGCCACTCCAGTGTTGGCCGGCTTGGGTACTCCCACAAAACAATTTAGTTCATGTGTGCTGATCAAGGCCGACGATGACCTTGACAGCATCTTTGCATCGGGTGAGATGATGGCCAAGTATGCCAGCAAACGTGCCGGTATTGGTTTGGAAATTGGAAGACTGCGTCCCTTGGGCTCGCCCATACGTGGTGGAGAAATCATGCACACAGGTATGATTCCATTCCTTAAAAAATGGTTTGGCGACTTGCGTAGTTGCAGTCAAGGTGGTATTCGCAACGCAAGTGCCACAGTGTTTTATCCCATATGGCATCATCAGTTCGATGATTTAATTGTTTTAAAAAACAATCAAGGCACAGAAGAAACTCGAGTTAGGCACATGGACTATGGTGTAGTACTCAGTGCTTTCTTTTGGCGTAGATTTAAAAATAAAGAAGATATTACTTTCTTTGATCCCAACGAAGTTCCAGACTTGTACGAGGCTTTTTATAAAAATACAGAACAGTTTGAAAAACTATATGTTGAGTATGAACAGCGTCGAGACCTGCGTAAGAAAACAATGAGTGCAGAAGAAGTATTTAAATCGGGCATACTGAAAGAACGCACAGATACTGGGCGTATCTATCTTGTATACATTGACAATGTTCAGAATCAAGGACCGTTTGATCCCGAGTATCACACCATCTATCAAAGTAACCTGTGCTGTGAAATACTATTACCCACCAAACCTTTTAAGAGATTAGATGACGACACGGGCAGAATTGCTTTGTGTACCTTGGGTTCAATCAACTGGGGAGCATTCCGTAATCCCGAAGACATGCGCCGTGCTTGCCGTATCTTGCAACGTAGCCTATGCAACATACTTGACTACCAAGATTTCCTCAGCGTACAAAGCCGACTAAGCAATGACGAAATTCAACCCTTGGGCATTGGTGTCACTAACTTGGCCTACTGGCATGCCAAACGCAGTTACCAATACGGCGAGCAGGATGCACTGCAAGATGTTAAAACATGGATGGAACATCAGGCATTTTATTTAACCGAAGCCACTGTGGAACTTGCCCGCGAGCGTGGTGCTTGCTTGCACAGTGATAGAACACGTTACGGTCAAGGTGAGTTTCCATGGGAGCGTCGTGCCCCAGGTGTTAATGACTTGGCAGACTTTGCTCCTGAACTGGATTGGGAAACACTAAGAACCAACATGCGGCAATATGGTGTGCGTAATGCTACTTTAATGGCAGTTGCCCCAGTTGAAAGTTCTAGTGTTGTAATCAATTCAACCAATGGTATTGAAATGCCCATGAGTTTGATCTCGGTTAAAGAAAGCAAAGCTGGAAGTTTTACACAGGTTGTTCCTGAATATCACAAGTTAAAGAACCGGTATCAACTCATGTGGGAACAGAAAGACTGTGATGGTTATTTAAAAACAGCCGCAGTGATTGCGGCCTATGTGGATCAAAGTATCAGTACAAATACTTTTTATAACCCTGCACATTTTGCTGACAGAAAAGTCCCAACTACACTGATTGCTAAGAACTTGATGCAAAGTCACTATTGGGGATTGAAAACTTTTTATTATAGCCTCGTGAATAAACAAGGTGCTAAGGCCGAAGCAGAAGATACACCCCCAATGCTAGAACCGATTGACTTTGATGGTGAAGAATCCTGCGAGGCCTGTAAATTATGAAAAAATTAATAATATCAATTTGGATCAGTTTAATGATTGGCGTAGCAACAGTAATGTTTTTATACGGTCAAGAAAAAGCCGCACGACCTGCTCCCATAGAATTAAAGGTAAACGTGGATACTCCGATTGCAAAAATCGACATAGAAGCCGATAATAACATAGAATGGCAATTGATTGCAAAGGTACTAACACTTGTTCTAGTTACATACGGCGGAATTAAAATTATTAACAAGAGAATACAATGAGTAAAGAACAATACAATTTACGAACCCCAACTAACTATCTCGGTCGCAAGATGTTTCTAGACCCAGCTGGTCCTGTGACTATACAACGCTTTGAAGAAGTACGCTATCCCAAGATTGCTGACTTTGAAGCCACTGCCAGAGGATTCTTTTGGCAACCAGAAGAAATTAGTTTAACTAAAGATAGCAATGATTTCAAAGATGCAAGCGATGCGGTTCGACATATCTTTACCAGTAACTTGTTGAGACAAACAGCACTAGATAGCCTACAAGGTCGCGGCCCAACACAGGTGTTTACTCCGGTGTGTAGTTTACACGAAGTTGAAGCCTTAATGTACAACTGGGGATTTTTTGAATCAAACATTCACAGCAAGAGTTACAGCCATATCATACGCAACATTTACAATGTACCAAAAGATGTCTTCAACACCATTCACGACACCGAAGAAATCATTGACATGGCATCAACAGTTGGCAACTACTATGATGCACTGCATAAACTAAATTGTCTAAAAGAATCCAGTGCAACAGTGGACGAACGAGAACATATCAAAGCAATTTGGTTGGCACTGAATGCCAGTTATGCACTGGAAGCCTTGCGTTTTATGGTTTCATTTGCTACAAGTTTAGCAATGGTAGAAAACAAAATCTTTATTGGTAATGGCAATATCATCAGTTTAATCTTACAAGATGAATTATTGCACAAGGCTTGGACTGCTTATTTGATTAATCAAGTAGCAAAAGAAGACTCACGTTTTGCTCAAGCGAAACAGGAGTGCGAAGCAGAAGTGTATGCTATGTATGCAGATGTAATACGTGAAGAAAAGTCCTGGGCCGAATACCTGTTTAAAAAGGGCCCGGTGATTGGACTCAATGCCAATATACTTAAGGATTTTGTGGATTACACTGC